CTTTGTAAAACAGACTATTATCAGTCAAGAACTGCTGACTTTTCTGGCGTGAAGCTTAAAAAATCACACACAGGTAACGCAGACTATGATTCAGAAGCGCTAGGACAGCGCATGGCTGCAGATGAGACGCTTGCTGGTGATATTGTAGCCAATTATGTAAAACACTCTGATGGTTTTACCAAGAGGGCTGTGTGCTTTGCTCCAAGCATTGCTTACAGTAAAAGTTTAGTAGAGAGATTTAATAAAGAGATAGGTCAAGAGATAGCAATCCACATAGATGGTTACGATGATGTGGAGACTAGAAGGCTTAAATATCAAGACTTTCAAGATGGCTATTATAAAATAATGGTTAACTCACGCCTGTTGAATACAGGTTGGGATGATCCTTCGGTTTCGATTTGCATCGACGCTTACAAAACAGGTAGTTTGACGAATTGGCTGCAACGTGTGGGAAGAATATGGAGGACTCATCCTGATAAAGAAAAAGCCATAGTTCTTGATCACGCTGGTAATTTAGCTCATTTCGGTGCTTATCCTGAAAGCTTCGTGCCTAGCGAGCTGCATACTGGTGAGCGTAATTTTGATGAGCGAAAACAGGTTAAGAAAAGAGAGAAAGAGCCTGTGCTCCATCAGTGCAAGGTTTGTAGCTCTGTTTTCACTGGGTTGCGTTGTAAGTGTGGTTGGGAGCTGCCAGTGGGTACTCCAACTCTCAAAGATGACGGTACTGATTTAGTTAAGGCAGTAAATTTGTCACCTGCTGAAGCAAGGCGCAAAAACCTTACAAAAGAGCAGAAGCAAGAATGGTATAGCTCATTACTATATTACGGATCACAACATCATTATAAGAAAGGCTGGGCATATCATAAATACATAGATGCTTTTAGCTGCACACCTAACGGTCTTAAACAGGTCACGCAAGATCCAATACCAGAGGCTTTGAGCTGGATTAAAAGCCGTCAGATCGCTTGGAGTAAGCGCTAATGGCATGGTATGACTTAGTGCTAGACAATTTAGATAAGGTCCGAAAGGTAGGTGATGAAAAATGGGTTGCTTGCTGTAATGTGCACAATGACTTAACGCCAAGCCTCAGCATAACAATAAAAGACAAAAAACTTCTGATGTACTGTTTTTCTTGCGGCGCAAAAGGTGATAGTGTGGTAGAATCAATGGGCCTTAACGTGTCAGATTTGTTTGAGGAAAAGAAAGAATTTGAGCCAGATGCACATTATCTCTTGAGAAAAACGCAGGAGGATGATGATTTTTACATTATGTTGTATGACTCTGATAAAGCAAAAGGCAAGAAAATAAGATATAAAGATCATAAAGAATACATGGCAGCTATGTCACGTAGAAGTAGAAGAACAGAGTTGGGTATTGCTCAAAACATTATCACAGTAAAGACAGATGGTTTTTTGTAATGGGTAGACCAGAAAGAGTGTTTTCAGATGAAGAAGTAGAGATGGTGGAGAAACTTGCACCGTCATTAACTCAACAGCAGCTCGCTGACTATTTCTGTATATCTATCAACACCTTAAAAGAAATCATGCAACGCGATAAAAGAGTTTCTGACAGTTATAACCGTGGTTTGACTAGAGCTGGCATAATGATGGTTGAGAAGCTATATGACAAGGCTTTAGAAGGCGATCATGCGAGTATGAAGTTGTGGCTATCCCAGAGGATGGGGTGGACAGATAAAAGCCGTACTGAGCATACAGGGGCCAATGGGCGGCCTATCGAAATGGATATTGATACTCACTGGACAATAGAGGTGATGAACGATGCCACTGAAGAAAGGTAAGTCAAAGAAGGTTATTAGCGAGAACATACGGACCGAGATGGCGGCAGGTAAGCCACAGAATCAAGCCATAGCGATAGCTTATGCCAAGGCTAAAAAGAAGAAGAACAAAGTGAAGTATGAGTAATGGCAGAGCCTGAGTTCGTTCAACGGATTAACAATCCTTCAAAGTACCCATATATCCGAAACAATGACGGCAGCATATCAACGCATAGAATGGCTGCTGAAACTGATGAAGATGGAAACTGGTTTGTCTTTCCAACGATACAAATGGTAGATGGCAAGTTAGTCCAGTATGAGGATAACTTTGAGGCAATGAAGAAAGCTTTAAAAAGCGGTAATTTCCTCAGTATGCCCAGCAAAATAGATGCGTTGAAATATGCGGAAGGTGGCTACAAGAAAGGAACAGAGCTTGAAAAGTTCAGGCCAAGTCTAGCTAATGAGGCAGGATACGAATAATGCCTAAGATGCAGATACCGAAGAAGATGCTACCGTTGCTAGAGCCTTCTCGTTACAAAATTTGTCTTGGCGGTAGAGGAGCTTCTAAAAGCATGACAATGGCTGATCTGTGCCTCCTTGCAGCTCAGTCGCATGGAATAAAGACTCTATGTGCTAGAGAGTTTCAAGCCAGTATAGACGATTCGGTTCACGCCTTGTTATCTGCGGAGATAGAGCGGCTAGACCTAAAAGGCTTCGAGATACAGCGCAACGAGATCCGCTATAACAACGAAACAGCATTCAAATACATTGGTCTTGCTAGATCGCCAGAGTCAGTCAAGTCTTATCACAACTTCAGCCGAATCTTTGTAGAGGAGGCGCAGACCATATCAGAAGCCAGCCTCAAAGCGTTGACACCAACACTTAGGACCGCAGGTTCAGAGATCTGGATGGCAGCAAATCCAAGGTCTGCTGCTGATCCTTTCTACACTCGCTTTGTTAAACCATTTGAAAAAGAGTTACGCAGAGATGGTATATACAGAGACTCACAGCACTGCATTATATGGATGAACTACAGCGACAATCCTGCGTTTCCAGACGTTTTAGAGCAAGAGCGGTTATATGACCAACAGAATATGTCAGCGGCTCTCTACGCCCACGTATGGGAGGGAGAAACGTATGATGAGCACCATGACAGCATAATCCCTGTAGAATGGTTCTTGGCCGCGCAAGACGCACATATAAAGTTAGGATGGAAGCCAGAAGGCGCAATCATTGCGTCACATGATCCGTCAGATGAGGGATCGGATAGTAAAGGCTTTTGTTTGCGTCATGGTAATGTAATTTTAGATGTGTGTGAAATGGTAACAGGTGATGCTGGTGAAGGCATGGACTGGGCGCTTGATAAAGCTCTAGCAGCCAATGCCGATCACTTTGTGTGGGATGCTGACGGCTTAGGCGTTTCTCTCAAGCGGCAGGTAGACCAAGCTTTAGCGAACAAGAATGGCATCAAGTACAGTATGTTTAAAGGCTCTGAGTCTCCTGAAGATCCAGAGATGCCATATACTACAGGCGGTTCGCAGCGTAACAAGAACAACCGAGAAACCTTTAGGAACAAGCGAGCACAGTATTGGTGGCGTTTAAGAGATAGGTTTGAGGCAACTCATAGAGCGGTAGAAAAAGGCGAGTATGTCAATCCAGAGGATATGATAAGCTTATCCTCAGAGATTCCTGTTTTAGAACAGCTTAGAGCTGAGGTTTGCCGTATACCATTAAAACGAAACAACGCTGGTAAGATACAGATTCTAAGCAAGGCAGAGATGGCAAGGCCTCCGTATAGGCTTCCTTCTCCAAACATGGGTGATGCGCTGATGATGTCGCTCCACTCTCCTAAACATATCAACCAACAGAAGGTTGTTTTAAATTTTAGCGGCTGGAAAAATCATGGATAAAGACAACTACGAATACGAAAAAGACAACAAGAAAGAATATGGCGAAGATGTTTATGATTCTAGCAAGTATGCTGACCATGAATATGTAGCTGGTCTTTTAGCGGCATCGCAGGAAGCAGATCAAGACTTGCGTGATAATGCGCGTGAAGCGGTTTTGTTCGTAGATAAGCGAGACGGCGCTTGGGAGCCGTATTGGTACACTAACGCTGGGGAGGCAAAGTCTCCAAGATACAGCTTTGATATGGTAAATCCTATTATTGATCAGGTGTGCTCAGAAATAGAACAAGCGTCTTTTGACGTGCAAGTCTCTCCTGCAGGCGGTAACAGCACTAAAGACATAAGTAACACTTACTCAGGGATAGTTAGAAACATTGAGTCCATGTCTGATGCTAAAGAGGTTTATAGTCATTCAGCCCGAAACATGGTGACTTCAGGCTTTGGCGCTTGGCGTGTTGTACACAAATATGTCAGTCAGGACAGTTTTGACCAAGATTTATTCATTGAGCCTGTTGGCAATGCTTTGGACCGTGTTTGGTTTGATCCTGCCGCTGAGAAGCAAGATAAGTCTGATAGTCGGTATTGCTTTGTTCTGCACGCTATTGGTAAGGATGAATATGACAGGAGATGGCCTGAAGGTTCAGGAGAATCGGTAGATGAAGGCCGTGATGGTGAGGCCTACTATGATAAGGCTGAGGTTGTAGTTATTGGTGAGTTGCTCTATTGCGAGGAGGAAGAGCGCGAATTGGTAATGATGTCGAACGGTAACGTCCATGAAGTTAATGATGACTTTGAACAGATAGTGGATGACCTAAAAGGAATTGATGTTACAGAAATCCGTAGACGTAAACGTGTCAAAAAGTCGGTATGTTCACGGTTATTTGACGCTAGTGATTGGCTTGAAGAAAAGAAAGAGACTGTTTTTAACATGATTCCAGTGGTTCCTATCTACGCTAACTACAAAATATTTGAAAACAAAACAATATTCTGGGGACTTGTAGAGAAGCTGATGGACTCGCAGCGAGTGCTGAACTACTCAGTCAGCCGTGAGGTTGCAGAGACTAGCCTTGCTCCAAGAGCTAAGTATTGGATGACTATGGGACAGGCTGCAGGCCATGAGGATTCACTGCAGACACTTAACACTAATCATGATCCTGTTCAGTTTTTCAATGTAGATCCTGAGTTTCCACAAGTTCCGCAACAACAAGGTGGAGCACAGATCAATCCAGCTCTTCGCACTATGTCAGAAGCTATGCGAGGCATGATTACTTACGCATCTGGTATGTTTTCTAGCAATATGGGAGACAATCCACAGAATCAGTCTGGTGTTGCGATCAACGCATTGCAGAATAAAGGCGATAACTCTACGATCAAATACTTTAAAGCCTTAGAGTTTGGTATCCGTGCTACTGGAAGAATATTAGTATCCGCTATACCACAAATATATGACTCACAACGCACTGTAAGGCTACTGAAGGAAGATAACACTTATGACGTTGCAGATATCAATCAGAAAGTAGTTGATCAAGCTACAGGCGAAGTAAAGGTTGTAAACGATCTCTCAGTTGGCAATTACGACGTACAAGTAAAAGCTGGCGCAAGCTTCAAGAATAGGCAACAAGAAACCATTGAGACTATTATTGAGATAGCAAAAGTTGATCCAACAATATTACAAATTGCTGGTGACGTATTGCTAGACAATGTTGCTACTGCTTCAGCACAACAAATCTCTGACCGCAAACGCGCACAGATGATAGCCGCTGGCTTGATACCTCAAGAACAAATGACTGGAGATGAGTTAGAAGCAACGGTGCAGCAGCAAGGCGAGCCACAGCAAGATCCAAATATGGTTTTGGCGATGGCCGAGCAAATGAAGGCTGAAGCTGAGATGATGCGAGCACAGATAGAGCAAGCAAAGCTGCAGAACGAGCAGATGAAGCTACAGCTAGAGGCTCAGAAGCTACAGACGCAGATGCAAGGCGATCAGGCCGACAATCAAATAGACATCTTTAACGCTGAAACTAAGCGCATGGACACTGAGATTAAAGCACAGCAGGCCAATGCCACGGTCAACCACTCTCAAGTTAAGTCTGTAGGTGATCAGCTAGATAATCAAGAAAAGATGGCTGACATGATGGATAGGCAACGTGCTGACGCAGAGAGGCAGCGAGCTGAGGCCCAGCGCAGAGCGATGAGGTATATGTCTGATTCAGAGATAGCGAGAATGCAGAATGGCTGAACCAAGGTATAAGTACGGCGGCGAAAGTGCGTTGGCTGCTTTTTTTATGCCTGAACGCAGAGAAATACTAAGTCCAGAAGAGTCTCAGATAATTGGCTACAGGCCAAGCGGTGAGGCTATTGTACAAAATATACCTGCTCAATACGGAGAGTCTGAGATAGACTTTTCGTATACTCCTGTAGTTAGAGGTGCTAGATCCGCTGCTTCGTTTCTCAATGATTTATTTTTAGGTGATGCTAACGAACAGTCAGAGGCTGCTGGTAAGGCTGTTAGCGCGGTCCGAGGCATGATTGAAGGCCTTGGTGACTATGCTGTTGATCAATATGAAGCAGGCATGGCAGGCGGTACTACCTATAATCCTGAGACTGGTCAGATAACTGATTTTGATCCTGCTTTAGTTATGGGAGGTGCTGGAGCAAGCAGGTCGTTATCAAAAGTGCCTTTAGATATGTCTAGTTCGGCAAGAATGCAAAGAGCGCAAGACCTTGGTTTTAACACTGATCGCCCTCTATATCACTACACTGATAAGTTAGAAAATGGTGGTGAGTTTAATCAACTTTCTATATCTCCTGAAAACGTACAAACAAAGCTTGGAAGAGGTATCTACACTTCACCAGATAACGAATATGGAGATAGATATATAAGAAAAAAGAGAGATATGTCTGGCGCTTATGACGAGAATGCTAGGGCTATGTCTTTGTATGCCAGAGGCAATATTGCAACAGAGACAGATTATGACGCAGCTTATAGAGCAGCCACAAAAAATCTCAATATAGCAAGAGGTAGAGCGCCTGATATTGAGACTAAGATAAGAATCAGAAATGACATTCAAAATGAAACACAAAGACTACTAAAAAACCAAGGCTTTTCTGGCGTTCAATTTATGGACGAGGTAATGATATTTGATCCTAAAGACGTTCGTTCTATTAATGCCGAGTTCGACCCAACTAAGGCTGATAGTGCAGATTTGCTATCAAACAGGCAGTCAGAGCGCCAAATGTCAGCATTGAGAGGAATTGCATAAAAGTATTGCTTTCTAACAAAATATGATATATTTAGACCATAGCGCACTCCACGCTTTCTTGGAGGCACGGAACGTCACCGTTTATTTGACGGCATTACATAGGTAAAGACGATGCAACCAGACGATACGCTTGATGAGGCTCAAGATATTGAGCTTGAAGAGGTAGAAACTGAAGGTCAGGAGACTGACTCCGAATCATCAACGGATACTGGCGAAGGCCAAGAAAAATCCACTAAACCTGTTTTTGATGAAGAACAGCAGAAAGTTTTTGACAAAGCGATGGCTGATAAGACTTGGAAGGCGCGAGAAGCAGAGCGTCAAGCCGAAGAATATCGAAAACGCTTACAAGAGCTAGAGGCTAAGATTCCGAAAGAACAGCCGCCTGAAGTGCCGAAAGTACCTGATTTCTATGCTCTCTCAGATAGAGAAGTGCAGGATCAGATCAGACAGCGTGATGAGGCTATTGCGAAACGAGCTGAATTTGATGCGCGTCAGCAGGCTATAGAAAGCCAGCAGATAGAATTGCAAAAAAAGCAGCACGAAGAGGCAATGAAAGCGCAGAATGAGAAGATTGCGATATACGCAGAAAGAGCTAAAAAGCTTGGCGTTCAGTCACAAGATCTTCAAGTTGCGGCTAACAAGATACATCAGTTTGGGATGAATCCCATGCTGCAAGATCATTTGCTTGACTTGGATGATGGTAGTCTTGGAACGCTGTACTTAGGAGAGAATTTGCTGGAGCTAGACAACTTAGCAAATATGCCTCTAAACAAGGCTCTGCTGCATTTAGATCAGAACATTATGCCAAAAGCTCGAAAACTTAAACCTAGTGTTAATGCCGCTCCTGATCCACTAGACACACCGAAAGGTGCTGGGGTAAGTCCCAGAGCTGGTGGTCCGAAAGGAGCAACTTTTGAATGAATGAGGTGATACGAAAATGGCTAATAATCTTAATAGCAACGTCACACGGAAAGTCGCTCGTGTTTTTTTAGATGCGTTTGAATCTTCTCGTGTAGTAACAAAGACTGTCAACACTCAGTTGTTGTCAGGTAAATTTAATCCTTCAAGTGGTAGTAATGTAGACTTTAAACGTCCTCACGACTACAACACAATCCGAACTGCTGGCGGTGACCTAACTGGTCAAGCTAAGTCGGATATCATTGCTGGTAAAGCAACTGGTACGGTTCAAAATTACTTCACAGCCGCCACTGAGTGGGGAAATGTTGAAGAAGCGCTTGAACTAGATCAATTAGATCAAATCCTTGAGCCAATGGCTCGCCGCATTGTAACTGATCTTGAGTTAGATCTTGGCGCATTTATGAGGACCAATACAGGCCTTAACTATGGTAATCGTGGCACTGCTGTCGATGCTTGGGGCGATGTTGCTGGTGCTGGCGCTATGATGGACAGTGCTGGTGTTCCAATGGCTGACGAGAAGTTTTATCTAATGAATCCGTTCACAACTACTTCGCTTTCATCGGCTCAGAATGGTTTGAACGCTGCAGATGGTCTTGTTCGCACAGCGTGGGAAAAGTCTCAGATTTCTGCCAACTTTGGTGGTATGAGAGCTTTGACTTCTAACGCTCTTAGCAGCTACACATCAGGCACAACTACTGACCGTGCTGGTGCATTAAACGGTGCTCCTAACGCTACTTATGTGGCAGCTAAGGACACGATGCAACAGACTTTGGTACTTGACGCTTTAGGAACTGGCACTATAAAAGCTGGTGATCAGGTTCAAATAGCTGGGGTCAATAAGTTAAATATCGCTACACGCGAAGTAATGCTTGACGCTGCTGGTGCTGCAGTTCCTTGGACTGGCACAGTATTATCAGACGTTACTATCGCTGGTAATGCGGCTACGATTGTTGTTTCTGGCGCTGCGATTTACGAAGCAAATGGTCAGTACAACACTGTTGATGCTGCTCCTGCTGATGGCGCTGCTGTGACAATTCTTGGTGCTGCGTCAACTATCTATCAGCCTAACCTGTTCTATACCAAGCAAGCGTTTGGTCTTGGAACTGTTAAGCTGCCTAAGCTTTACTCTACAGACACTATTGCTACTACTAGTGACGGTATGTCTATCCGAGTTAGTAAGTATTCAGACGGTGATACGAACCAGCAAAAGATTCGTTTTGACCTTCTGCCTGCTTATGCTTGCTTTAATCCTAACTTTGCAGGTCAAGGTTACGGTACATAAACCTTGTAGGATTCTGGGAGCTTCGGCTCCCAGTTTTTTATTGTTATGGCAAAACCAAGACAAGGCAAAGCAAAAGTAAAGGTGACCTCTACAGGCCGCAGAATAAGCTATGGACAGGCTGGTGAGGCTTCTGACGGAGGACCAAGAGTAAGAGCAGGCACTAAAAAAGGTGATGCTTATTGCGCTAGGTCAATGGCGCAGATGAAAAAGTTTCCTAAAGCTGCCAAAGATCCCAACTCTCCTTTACGGTTATCAAGGAAACGCTGGAAGTGTAAAGGTACAAAGTCTATAAGGAATGGAGCTACTTATGAGTAATGGTTTGTATGCAAACATCCACAAAAAGAGAAAAAGAATTAAAGCTCAAAAAGCTGCTGGTAGAACTCCAGAACGCATGAGAAAAAAAGGCAGCAAAGGAGCGCCGAGTAACGCTGATTTTGCAAAGTCAAAAAAGACTGCTAAACCAACATTTGAATGAGGTGATATATGCCAAACGTCAATGGTCAAAAGTTCCCATATACCAAAGCAGGCATGAAAGCTGCTAATAAGGCAAAAAAGAAAAAAACTAAAAAAGCCAATAAGATGGTTAAAACAGGAGCTACATACGAATAATGGCTACAGTAGCGCAGGTTGCAAAGGCATCCCTACAGAGAATACTTGTACAGGCTAGTGAGGCTCCGCTAGAGCCCGACGAGTATCAAGACTTCATATTCTCAATGAATAATTATATGTCTGAGTTAGATGCTTCTGGCGTACAGCTTGGATACACTACTGTGTCTGATTTAGGTGATGAAGTAACTATACCGACAGGCGCGTTGCGTGGGTTAATAGCTAACATGGCTGTGGAAGTTGCGCCAGATTATAACGGCGTTATTTCAGCAGGGCTGGCAAAAGCGGCTAGAGATGGATTCAACACTATGCGTCTAATAGGCCAAAGCATGGGCAAAAGCAGGTATCCTTGCACTTTGCCGATTGGTTCTGGTAATGAGAACAACGATTTTGGTTTAAGCGGTCATTTTTTTCCAGACCAAGAGTCATCTATTCTTGCTGAAACAACTGGCGCTATAGCTTTGGAGACAAATACTAATGGTTAAGAGAGCAGATGGACGCAAGAAGTCGGACTTTGTAGCACAGGATACGGTCCTTGCTAGTTCTTTCATGGACTACTTTGTAAACAACACAAACTATAGAATATCGTACAACAATTTTGTGTCTGGTTTAGGAGTTACAGGAAGTATTGTGACTGTTGGCTCTGGAACTGGCACTCCAGTTTTAAATGTTGACGGAACAATCAACAAAATTAGAAATTTAGAAAACGGTTCGGGCATAGTTACTTCTGTTTCAGCAAGTGATGGTGCTGTTATTAGTCATAATTTTACCGCTGCAGCTAATGGGTTTCCTGTTTTACTAAATACAACAGCCGCATCACCTACGATTGCTAGTTTGGTCGCTGGATCAGGCATAAGCCTTAGCGCAGTAAACTCAACAGGTATACAGATTACTTCTATTGCTGATGTAACAAACGCGCAAGTTTCTATGCACGGTAACAGCACTGCAACAACGATTGCTACACAGAATGTTGGAGTAAAAGTGGCAGGGACTTTTGTTGTTGGAACTGTCGCAAGCTTCACTGCTGATACAACTGGAAAGATTACTTACACTGGCAGCACGGCTGCAACGGTAAATGTTAATGCTTCTTTGACTTTAGATGTAGTAGGCGCTAATCAAGATGTTACAGTTCAGTTTGCTAAAAATGGATCGTTAGTAACTTCAGCAAAGATTACAAGAACCGTAAGCTCTAACGAAGGCGGTAATGTAGGTTTGTTTTTCAATGTGCCTGTTACTGCGTCTGATTATCTTGAGGTATTTGTTGCTAACGGAACAAGCACTAACAACATTACTGTAACGGACTGTTTGTTCGGAGTTTCCTAAATGCCTAAAGTTGTACTGCCGATAGCAAATGGGTTTTATGAAAGCGATAGTTTGCCTATCTCTGCTCAAGAATGCGTCAACTTTTACCCAAACATTGCTCAAGCTCCTGCGCTTAATCAAGAGACATTGTACGGTACTGCTGGGCTTGAAGAGGTAGCAAACGCCAACAGTTTAACTGGTAACAGAGGCGCACATGAAATGAATGGTGTGCCGTACTTTGTTATAGCGTCAAAACTTTACAGTATGGCTGCTGATTATACACTTACGTTTATTGGCGAGATTGCAGGCACTACTCGTGTGTCAATGGCAGACAACGGAACTCAGCTTCTTGTTCTTGTTCCAAGTGGCAATGGGTATATTTATAATCATGTCACTGATACTTTTTCCCAAATTACAGACTCTGACTTTACGGCTAACGGAAATCCTCAGCTTGTAGTGTTTATTGATGGATTTTTTTGCCTTACTACTGATAGTAAAAAGTTTATTGTAAGCGCTTTGAATGATGGCCTTACTTATAACGCTTTAGATTTTGGAACTGCTGAATCAGATCCAGACGAGATAGTTGCTCCAATTGTATTTAAAAACCAGTTATTTATCGGTGGTTCGCAGACGATCGAAGCATTTCAAAACATTGGCGGTGCTGACTTCCCATTTCAGCGAACTGGTTTGTTCCTGTCGAAAGGCATAGTAAGTCCGTTTAGCATTCAATCCTTGCAAGACACTTTTGTATTTATTGGCGCTGGTCAGAACGAGTCACCAGCAATCTGGACTCTTCAAGGAAATAACGTAACAAAAATATCAACTACGGCAATAGACAAAGAGTTAAGCAATCTTACTCAGGATCAAATATCAGACATATTTTCGTGGGGATACGCAGAAAAAGGCGCTTACTTTGTTGGTTTTGCAATACCTAGTGGCGCTTTAGTCTATGACATTATTACTAAACGCTGGCATGAGCGTAAATCTGTTATTGGTGGAGATCTTGGCGCTTATCGTGTTACAGCGTTGGTTAGAGCTTATAATAAGATATGGGCAGGTGATTTGATAGACGGCAGGATAGGCAGTCTTGATGCTGATTTCTACACAGAATATGGCACACCAATAAGACGGTCTGTAGTTACGCAACCATTTCAAAACAACATGGATTCATTTGTTGTTCCTGAAATAGAATTGACTGTTGAAAGTGGTGTAGGCAACACAGCTTCTACAAATCCACAAATTGGCATGGCTAGAAGTCGCAACGCAAAAACATGGTCCGATACTCGATTTAGAAGTGTTGGCAAGGTAGGTGAATATAACCATAGGCCAATCTGGCGCAGAAACGGAAGAGCCAGTAGATTTGAATTATTTAGATTTACAATGAGTGATCCTGTAAAGCCTGTAATTATACAGCTTACGGCTGACATAGAGGCCTCTCAATGAGTTATAAGTTGAATGTTGGACAGCCTATAGTAGAAGATAATTTGACCATGAGTCAGGCGTTTAGGCAGTTTACTCAAGAGGCTTCTCTTAGCATTCCAATTGTTGGAACTGGTAGCCCAGAAGGTGTAGTAGAGGCGGTTCAGTACAGCTTGTATTTAGATAGTTCTGGAGGAGCAGGAGCTATACAATACAGAAAAATGCTGCCAAATATTGGCGGTAATAAAAAACAGGGATGGATTTTAGTTTGATAACTAGAACTTCAGATGTTGAATTTATTAAAAATTTTATTATAGGAACTGAAGTATTTGATGAAATAAAAGAAGATGATTTTAGTAAAGATGAATGGGTTCCTGATATGAACTCTGGATGGTTTGTTCATACAGAAGAAAATGATATTTGTGGTATTTGGATGGCTGAGTTAAGAAACGGCATAACATTAGAGGTTCATCCAATGATATTAAAAAAGTTTAGAGGAAAGAAAGCTTATAAAGGTGCAAAAGAATTTTTTACATGGATTACTAAGCATACTAAGTACGCCAAAGTAAACGCAGAAATTGCTACTTGTTTTCCAAATGCTAAAATGTTTGCAGTACAATGCGGAATGAAGATTGAAGGCACTATAAGGCAGTCTTTTAAAAAGAACGGAAAAATACATGATCAATGGTTGCTTGGTATAACGAGGCAAGAGTTGGAGACTAGGTATGAGTAAGTTAGTAAAAACACTATTTGGCGGTGAGTCTGATGAAGGCATTGAGCGTCAAGAAAAATCCAATCAACTATTGCGAGATTTTCTAGCGCGTCAAGAAGCTATGGGCAGGGCCGATATAAGAAAGGCAATGCCTAGCCAATATGCGGCAATGACGGCAGGCCAACAAGCTGGTCTTGATGTTTATGGTCAGACAATGCCTCAGCAAGCTAATGCGTTTGTTGGTGGTAATGTAGCTGCTCAACAGTCTTTGTTATCAGGTATGCCAATGTATGAGCAAGCAATAAGAGGCGGTGATGTTAATTACGCTGCTTTGAAACCATATCAAGGTAGTTATGATATGTCTTTTGCTCAACAAAAATTACCAGATGCTGTTGCTAATCCTGCTTATTTGAGTGAAGCAACAACAATAGATCCAGTAATGCAGCATCTAACTCCTGAGTATCAAAATCAACAAGCTCAAATGATGCGGATGGGTGGAGTAAATCCATTAGCTGGCATGGGTATAGATGAAGCAACTCTTGCAGAGCTTCAAAACATGGGGCGGTTATAATGAGACAAGAAGAAGAGCAGGCAATGGCAGAAGCTTTAAGTGGTATAGGCGTTAACATTCCAACGGCCGAATCTACTGTTGTTAATTTTGTCCAAAACAATCCAAACGCTTCTGTTGAGGAAGTTGCTGCATTAATACAAAGAACTGGAGCAGATCTTAGCTCTGTTGCTAATACTTTAGGTGTTCCTGTTGCAAATGCACAAAAAGCTTATGATGCAGCTATATCGACACAAAGTGAGGCACAGTCTGCGGCCAATGTTGCTCAAGCTGCAGCTACAGACGCTGCGAAAAAAGAAATTGCTGATACTGTGGTAGCTGATAAAACAGGCCTTGAAAACGTCATGGATTACATGGCCTCTGGTCAAGCAACTAACGATCAAGATATTTACAGAGAAATAATTAAGCAAGGTGTTGATGTTGGTCAACTTGCTGCTGCTTTGAATGTTCCTGTTGATGAAGCAACGATTAGATATACTCGCGCTCAAGAGCTTGCACAAATTGAGGACATTGCTAGAGGTGGATTAGAAAAAGCAAAAGCAGACTTTCCTAACGGTATTCCAGATAATTTATTAAAGCGATATGCGGCTGAAACTACGGACTCTGCAGAGCAGATTGCTGGATATATGGATAATCTTGGGCTGACTGTGGACGATATGGCAAGAGCCACAGGCATTCCGTTAGCGGAAGTTCAAACAGCGTATAATGCAGCCAAAGGAAGCACAGGTGGCGCAGCGGTCACTGGAGGAACGGAAGTAGCTGGAGGAACTGGCGCAGGAGTTACGTCAGGAACAGGCTCTGTAGCCTCTCCAACGGCTGTAGCAGGCGCTGCAGGCACAGGAGGTCAAACTGGTTTAGCTGGAGCTGAACGTGCTCTAGCAGGCGGTGTTACGGCTGCTGCACAAGCCATTGAGTCAGGAGCAGGCCAAGCAAGATCAGACATTCTTGGTGGTACTCAAATAGCTCGTCAAGATTTAGCGCAAGGCGCTCAAGAAGCAGGCCAAATGATACAGTCTGGCACTGGGCTAGGTTTAAATGCTCTAGGAACAGGATTAGGCGCAGCTAGAAGAGATATTTTAGGTGGGTCGCAAGCTGGTCTAGGTGCTTTGTACCAAGGTCTAGGCGGTGCAAGAACAGATCTGCAGGCGGCTCAAGAAGCAGCGAATCGTCAGTATTCTGCAGGATTGGGTGATGTTACGGCAGCGCGTGATCTTGCGTCTCAGCAAGTTGGTCAGGCGTTTGGGCAAGCAGGTCAAATGCTTGATCCTTATCGCCAAGCAGGTACAGCAGCGCTTCAACAACAAGCGGCGCTATCAGGTGCTTTAGGTCAAGAAGCTTTTAATCAAGCTTTTCAAGCAAGTCCACAACAACAGTTTCTCCGAGAGCAAGGAGAAAGAGCTGCACTCAGAACAGCAGCAGCAAGAGGCGGTGTTGGCGGTGGCAATGTAATGAAGGAGTTATCCAGATTTAACACTGGCCTAGCTTCTCAAGATCTACAAAATCAAATAGCTAACCTTCAAGCTTTAGGGTCGCAAGGTTTGGGTGCTAGTGGTACTGCTGGTCAATTAGCTGCTCAGGGAGCAATAACGCAAGCTGATATACAAAGGCAGGCCGCACAGCAGGTAGCAGATCAAAGAAATTTAATGGCTTCATCTCAGCTAGGTACAGGTCAGCAATTAGCAGGATTAGGAACACTTGCAGGTCAGCAAGGACTTAGTACCTTAACAGGAGCAGGTCAGCAGTTAGGTCAGTTAGGCGTTACTGGCGGCACGGAAGGAATGCGAGCCTTAACAGGTGCAGGTTCTCAGCTATCTGATATAGCAAGTGGAAGATCACTGGCTCAGTCTCAATTAGCCTCGCAAGCTGGTAGGCAGTTGGGTGATATTAGTCTAACTGGTGGTATGACAGTTGGTGATTACTTATATGGCACAGGTGGTGCTCTTGCTCAAAACAGAATGCAAGCAGGTCGTGACATTGCTGGTAATATTACTAATCAAATTAATGCGCTTGCTCAGTATCAAGGA